CGGCTACGGCGACGGCTACGGCTACGGCTACAGCTACGGCGACGGCGACGGCTACGGCTACGGCGACGGCGACGGCGACGGCGGCGACGGAGGAGACTGATAATGGTTATCACAGCATCTGCAATCGCGCGGCTTGCGCTCGCGGTAGTGGCCTGCCTGCTGGCCTACCGGCTGGGGCAGAAGGAGATGATGAAGCTCTCTGCCCGGATATTCGCGAAGAACCACGGTGCGAAACTGGTCTTCGCGGGGGAGCTTTATGAGATGCTCCGCAAAGCGAAGGAGAACCCGAACGACACCATCCGGGCTTTCACCGACAAGGATAGCTCGGGTGTGAGTTTCATCATCGACGTGAGACAAAATCTGGAGGCAGACAATGGATGAACACCCCGCAATCCAGCTTCTTCGGCGCTACGACGCCTTGAAAGCGGAGCTCCTCGCCACGGAGCAGCAGCTCAACCGCGAGTGCAGCGACTATGGTCGCAATGTTCTCGGTGTCTGGGGTTTCGCCCCGTCGCACCTGCGCCAACGCCTCGCCGCCTTGGAGAAGATGGATGAGAGTGCATCTGTGGGCCAAGCTCGTCCCTGACGGGGATACCGTAACTGGCTACGGCTACAGCTACGGCGACGGCAACGGCTACGGCGACGGCGACGGCGACGGCGACGGCGACGGCGACCGCTACGGTAACGGCGACGGCGACCGCTACGGTTACGGCGACGGGAACGGCTACGGCGACGGGAACGGCTACGGCTATGGCATGGGCTACGGCTACGGATAAACCAAAGGAGGGCTACTTGACATAGGAAAGTATGTGTAGTATAAGGAGAGAGTGGGGAGGAGCTTCACCCACCAACGCTGACTGGCGTAACCAGTTACACAACCAAGGAGCATGACATGAGCATCAACCAATGGACCACCACACTGGTGGTGGCCACCGCCGGCCACGTCTGGGTGGCCAAGAGCATTACCTTCGACGGCGACTTCTACCATCTGCACAACGCACGCATCGTGCGCCGCTGGGGCACCCAGCGTGGCCTCAACCAGCTCGTCAACGGCCCCACCAAAGACACGGAGCTGGATGACCCCGCGCCGCTCGTCACCATCGTGCCGCCTGCGATGATCGCCCTCATCCCGTGCAATGACGACCGCTGGCCTGCGTGGTGAGGGGCTTTGCCCCTCCCATCTATGGGCCAAGCTCGTGCCGGACGGCGTTACTGTAACTGGTTACCCGCAAACCATGCGTTTTGACGGCAATAGCTATAGCTGTGGCGATGGCGGCTTCGTTAACGGCGACGGTTGGGGTGATGGGTCTGTTGGTGACGGTAGAGGCGGTGGCTACGGCTACGGCGACGGGAACGGCGACGGGAACGGCTACGGCGACGGGAACGGCTACGGCTACGGCGACGGCGACGGGAACGGCTACGGCTACGGCGACGGCAGCGGCAGCGGCAACGAATAGAGGAGAGAGAAATGACACCTGAACGAAAGCTCAAGAAGGCGAAGATTGATGTGATGCGGTCTCAGCTGCCCAGCCTGCGGCTGTGGGCGGGGCTCATGACCATCGGCAAGACCACCATCGACGACACCGGCCGCGTGCCGACGGCCGCCACCAACGGACGCGACGAAGTCTACGGCAGGGCGTTCATTGAGATGCTGCCTGTGCCCCAGCTGGCCTTCGTTGCCCTGCACGAGGCCATGCACAAGGGCCTACGCCACCTGACCACGTGGAAGAAGCTCCACGAAATCGATCACCAGCTCGCCAACATCGCTTGCGATTACGTCGTCAACCGTATGATTACGCAGGCCGACCCCAATGGCACCGTGGTGCAGTTCCCGCGCACCCCGGACGGCAACCGGCTCGGTGTCTATGACGAAACGGGTCGCTTCAACGGCCTGTCCGCCAAGCAGATTTTCGATATCCTGCGGCAGGAGCAGCGGCAGAACAGTATGGGCGGCAAGGGTAGCGGCGGTCAGGGCGGTCAGGGTAACCAGTTACCCGATGGCTTTGACGAGCACGAGTGGGAGGAGGCCAACGCCATCCCCAAGGAGGAGATGGAGAAGCTGGAGCGCGACGTGGATTACGCGCTGCGCCGTGGCGAAGCCGAAGCCAAGCAGATGGGTGCTGGTAAGGGCGACATGCCCGCCGAGATTGGGGAGTTGCTGCGCCCCGGCGTTGACTGGCGCACCGCGCTGCGGGAGTTCATCACCGCTTACTGCGCCAACAAGGACCAGTCCACATGGCGGCGACTCAACCGGCGTGTCCATGCGCTCGACCTGTCACTGCCCTCGCTTTATGGCGAGAGCCTTGGGCATATCGTCGTCGGTGCGGACCTGTCGGGCTCCATGTGGGGCGGCAACCCTCCACCCATCAACCGCATCTTCACCGAGATTGTGGAGATTGCCAACACGACCAGCCCCGAGCGCATGGATGTACTCTACTGGGACACCGAAGTCGCCGGGCATGACACCTTCAAGCAGGGTGAATATGACAGCCTGCTCCAGCGGGCGAAGCCCAAGGGTGGTGGTGGCACCGACGCGGCCTGTGTGCCCAAGTATATGAAGGAGCACAAGCTCAAACCCGACTGCGTGGTTATGATTACCGATGGATACATCGGCAACTGGGGAACCAACTACCCGTGCCCTGTGCTCTGGGTGGTCGTCGATAACCCCAACACCGACGCACCTATCGGTAAGACCATCCACGTCAAGGAATAACCCCGTAACCAGTTACACAACGAAGGAGTAAGACCGATGAGCCGACTGACCAACAACATCCGTGAAGAAATGGCCCGCAAGCTGGTGGCCTACCGGTACACCAGCGAAGCCAAGGAGCTGGTGCAGCTCAACCGCCAACTGGCCGACCGGGCTTATGCCCACCTCTACCCCAAGGAGGTGCAGGACGCGATGGCTGTGGTGGAGAAGCACCACCCGAAGACGTTCGAAAACACCGGGTGGTCCGGGCTTTGCGTCAGCGCGGAGGGTTACCGGGTCCGCGTCGGGGGGCAGATGCGCAGTCACTGGGTGCAGCTCGAACAGGCCAAACACGATGGTTACAAAGTGACCCGCGACTACGCCTACCACACCATCGCCAACGTCGAGCTGTCCGAGGAAATCAAGAACTTCGTCACGCGCTACAAGCAGTTCGACGACTCCTGTGAAGCTGCGTACCGGGAAGTCATGGCGGTGCTGAACACCGTGTCGACCGGCAAGAAGCTGGCGGCGGCATGGCCCGAGGCAATGCCTGTCATCGGTGACCTCATCCCCGAGAGCGACCGGACCCTGCCGACCGTGCAGGTCGCGGATATCAACGCCAAGTTTGGCCTGCCGCCGGAGACGAAGGAGCAAGACAATGGTTGAGAAGATTTGCACCATCGCGGGCGGCCTTGTGCTCACCGCAGGCGCGGCGGCGTTAACCGTCGTCCTGTGCGCCCTCGCCGCGCTTTTGGTGCTGGAAGCCACGCAGAGCTGGCACATCTACACCGGAGACAGCCCCTGCCTCATCTACCGCACTTGACATAGGCAAGTAGCTGTAGTACAAGATACCCATGAGGCGGGGGGTTATACCGCCTCATCAACAGACCAGTGGCGTAACTGGTTACACAGGAGCAAGCAACATCATGACCACCATCAACTTCGGTTCGCGCGTGTCCCTCAAGGAAGCTGCGGAGCTCATCGCCGCCATCGGCGCTACCAATCGCGTGATGCTTCAGGGTGAGAAGGGCATCGGCAAGTCCAGCATCATGAAGATGCTGCCCAACTACCTGCACGGCGATTACGAATATGCCTATATCGACTGCGGCAACAAGGAGCTGGGTGACGTCGCCATCCCGTTCCCCAACCGCGAGACCAAGGAGACCGACTTCTTCCCGTCGGCGGCCTTCAAGCTCAACACCGGCAAGCCGGTCGTCATCATGCTCGACGAGTTCGGCAAGGCACCACGCCCGGTGCAGAACATGCTGCACCCGCTGCTGGAAGTGAACAAGCCGCGCCTTGGTGATACGTTGCTCCCGGAAGGCAGCATCGTGTTCCTGACCACCAACCTCGCGGAAGAAGGCATTGGCGACGTGTTGCTGGACCACACGCTGGACCGCATCACCCGTGTCGAAGTCCGCAAGCCCACGCCACGCGAGTGGCTGGAATGGGGGGTGGAGAACGACATTCATCCGGCACTGCTGGCTTGGGTTGACCAGACCCCGCAGGTGTTGGCGAGCTTCCGCGACGACGACTTCGACAAGGACAACGCCTACGTCTATAACCCGAAGCGCGTGCAGGGGAAGTTCATCACGCCTCGCTCGCTCCAGCTGGCCAGCAACATCATGTGGAAGCGCGAGCGCCTGTCGGCCAATGCTCTGACGGCGGCGCTCATTGGCACGGTCGGTGACGCCGGGGCGCGCGACCTCCAGTCCTACCTCCAGTTCCAAGATGAGCTGCCCAAGCGGGAGGACATTATCGCCTCCCCGACCACCACCCGCATCCCGGAGTCGGTGGCCGTCATCATCACCCTGCTGTTCAACCTCGAACGCGTGGTCGACGAGCAGAACATCGAGAAAATCATGACCTATGTCTGCCGGATGGAGACCGAGCATCAGGCGGTGTTCTGCACCATGCTGGCCCGGTCCAAGACCAAGCAGCGTATCGCTTTCCGGTCCAAGGATTTCACGAAGTGGGCCGCTGACAACAGCGACATTCTGTAACTGGTTACGGTGGGGGCTTCGGCCCCCACCCACTGGGGTGAGCCATGGACGACAAAGAACCTTTCACCGTGCTGTCGGTGTGCTTCTATTATCGTTTGGAATACGGAGCGGCCAAATACCGGGGGGTTTATTGGAAATACTCCTACTACGACAGCCGAGGTAAGCTTAAGGAGAGCACAGTGCCGGCGAAAGACGAGCTTGAAGCTTTCGCCAAAGCAAACAAACGACTCCAGCGTTTTGCACAATTCACCCAGATGGCGCGCAGCAGGAGAGCGAAATGAACATACCCCCTGAGTTTTTCCGCCCTGACACCCCGCTGTTCAAGGTGCTACTTGTGGTCCCGAACAAATATCGACCCGGCCGGTTCGACTACGTGTGGCGCGGGCACAACGGGCTCACGGCATCCACCATCGAGGCCGTCGACGAGCTAGGTGCCTACATCGAAGTGCAGGCTATACTCGACGCCCTGCGTAAGGAGCAACTCGGTCGCCGCTGGAAACACATGCAGGAGACGACCGTCGATGACTGGTGAGGATTGGGAGCTCGAATGGCGCAACAAGTCCACACCGCCATACGAGGTGCTGCATATGGTGCGAAACTGGGACAGCAGCTGGATAGTCTATTACCGGGGATACAGCCGAGCAGCGTATAACTACGTTTTCGCCTCGGACGAACTCAGTGCCTTCGCGGAAGGTATCAAGCTCATGCAGCACCTCAGAGCCAAAGCAGACTACGAACGCAGCCGGCGTAACCGGTTACAGAAAACAGAGAAGGAATAACACCAATGCCAATCTCATCCGCCGCCATGCTGGTCGACCTGAACATCAGCGTCTGGACCGCCAACAAAGTGGACCGCGATGCCACCCGGAAGGTGGCTGCGGATAGCAACGCCACTGCTGACGCCGGTTTGTTCCGAAAGAACCTCATGGCTGGCTCCACCCTCCGCAAGGAGATTGCCGACTATGCTGCCGCCTGCCGGCTGTGGCACAACACGCACACGCTGCCGTGGGCTGACCGTGGCTCCCGTCTTCTGGCTACGTCGCTATTCTTTGACTACAAGGCAGAGGCCAACGCCCGGCAGACCTATTTCATGGAGAAGGTGGACCAGTTCTGCCGCGACTATCCCGCCCTCCAAGAGCGTGCCAAGGAGTGCCTTGGCGGCCTGTACAACCCTGCCGAGTACCCCGATATCGAGGACGTGCGCGCCAAGTTCGGCTTCCGTCTGGTGTTCTCGCCCGTGCCCGAGAGCGGCGACTTCCGTTTGGACCTGCCGGCGCAGGACATGGTCGAGATGCGGTCGCAGTATGACACCGCGTTTCAAGCCCGACTGGCCGACGCCATGCGCGAACCGTGGGAGCGCCTCAAGGACATGCTGGAGCGGATGACCGACAAGCTCGACCTGTCCCTGTCCGACAACGACGCCAAGATGCGGTGGCACGACACGTTCCTCACCAACGCGCAGGACCTGTGCCAGATGCTCACCCACCTCAACGTCACCAACGACCCAGAGCTGGAGCAGGCACGGCTCGACCTCCAGCGGGCGATCTATGGTGTCAACATGGACGATATCAAGGAGGAGGCTGCCACTCGCATCGAGGTCAAGAGCAAGCTCGACGCTATCCTCAAGAGCTATAGCTGGTAACAGCGTAACTGGTTACGGGAAGGACAAACGCTGATGTTCAAAGACCTCACCAAGTTCAACTACACCCCCTGCGTGAACGCGCCCTATGTCTTGGTTGAGCGCGACAAGACGCTATACACCCCGAGTCCATTTGAGCCCGTGCTGGATAAGATGCTGGTGGACCTCCTCGCCAAAATCCGCCCGAAGCGTGCGTCGTGGGTGTTCAAATACCGCAGCGAAAGGGTGAGTGTCCCGGACGACTTTAAGGTGACTCGTGTCGATTTCTACAAAGACGACGAGCATCTCGGGTATGTCGCTATCGACACCGACTGGCGCGGCACGAAGCGTTACGTGTACGACAACCATAGGTTGAAAAGGCAACGACATCGGGGGAGCCATTCGGAGACGACCAAGTTGTCGGTGGTGCTCAAGCGCGTGCTGGAGGAGTTCTACCCACTGGACATTGAGGAAATCGCCGGCCGACTGCGGGCTTCTGCGATGTCCGAGGTCCGGGGGCGGGAAACAGAGGCGTCGGCAAAGTGGCGCAACTCCGTGTATTCGGCGCAGAAGGAGCTCGTCCCCTATATCATCGCCCACTGGGACGCACTCAAAGCGCACGTGGCTGACCCGACCGTTGCGGCTATCAGCTTCACCGAACTGCGCCGTAACCTCGACGAAGCCGAAGAGATGGTTCGCCAGCTACCCAAAGGGCACGTCGTCGAGGTGCGAGGTGCTGAGTATATCGTTGCGCCGTTTACGCCGTCGGACTCGTTCCAGCCGGCGGGGGCCACATACACACACGACACTCTGCCTACACAGATACGGGAGAAGCTCGCCCTGCTGAAGCTGGTTGACCCCGGAACTCACGCCCCTGACACTGGCGTGCGCCTGACCGCCACTACGTTCTTTGTGGTGCAATCATGACTCCGTTGCTCCTCTGGGCTCGCCTTCTACCCGAAGGCGAGCTCCTTTTTTGTGTTGAGGGCTGGGTCAATAACGTCCCCCTAGTTCCGCTATCTACACGTGGAGATGGGTATTTTGGTTGCTTTGGTGATGGCGAAGGTGGCGGTTACGGCGACGGATATATGAATATAGCAAATGGCTCCGGCTTCGGCGATAAAGGTCGGGGCAGTGGCGGCTTTTATGGTTGACACAGTGAAGCCAGTAGCGTAACTGGTTACGGGAAGGAGCAGCGGGAATGTCAGGGTATAAAGAGTATCTGTACTCGGTGCAGTCTCTGGTGGGAAACGCGAGAGACATGCCGGAGCATCTGCCAGTGGTTTACGCGGCCTCACTCGGTCGCCCGATAGTGAGCATCTGCGTCGATAACGAAGACCGACTGAACATCGAGTTCGAAGGTGGAGGTAATCTGCTTATCTGGGACAGTGGCCAGAGCTGCTGCGAGCACCGCTATATGACCACGGATGATGACCTAAGCTCATTTGCGGGGGCTAAGATTGTGGATATCGAGGTACTGAACGGCCCCAATATCGCCAACAACTACGACGGCTGCCACGAAACTCAGTTCGTTCGGGTGAACACCACCGCCGGCACGGTAACGGTCGCTACCCACAACGAGCACAACGGCTACTACGGCGGCTTCGAAATCAACAGTGAATGGAGAGACTGAGGATGGCAATGACCCCCGAGGGCCGCGTCAAGGCCAAGGTCGTGAAAGTGCTGAAGGCGCTCGGGGTCTATTTCTTCTTCCCGGCTACCCATGGGTTTGGGCGTAGCGGCGTACCTGATATCGTATGCTGCATCCCGCCCACGGGGCTCTTCTTCGCCATCGAGTGCAAGGCGGGTGACAACAAGCCGACGCGCCTGCAAGAGTTGGAGATTGAGAGTATCCGTCGTGCGGGGGGCCGCGCCATCGTTGTGAACGAAAGCAACATCGGGCAGCTTCAGTGGCTGCTCGAAAAAATGATAGTTGGTGCCTAATGCGCAGCGCTGCTTGGGTTGTAGTATGTGCCGTAATCGTCGTGCTTGGGTGGATGGCCTTTGTGAACGCAGCCACTCATGAAGTGCTCCTCCGCAGGGAGCAGGCGCATTTGCGTAACTAGTTACGGGGTAAGAGCAATGAAACGATGGAAGGTCAGACTAGGTCCCGACCGGATGCCGGTCGAGGTAGTCACAACCGTGCCGGGTAGGGTAAACCAGCGATACCGACTGCCGCAGCAATTCGCACCCGGCTTCGTGTACGTGAGCGGCGACGACGAACTCAACGCATTTGTGGAGGCAGTGAAATGGACGGAGCAACATCCTCTGTGAAAGTGGTTATCCATAACCGACGCTTCTGGAAGCGATTTCCCGATGGGCGGATGGAGCGTATCTATATCAACGCAAAACAGAAGGGTGCATTGGCACAGGCTTCGGCCATGCGCGCCCGAGAAGGGGATGAGGAATGAGCGGCGATCTGGTGGAACGGGTGGCGGATTTTCTGAACGAATGGGGCGTTGGTGATTTTGCTTATTGTGAAGGCGTGGCCAAGCGCATCATCCCGCTGGTGGCGACGGCGCTACGGCAAGAACTGCCTGACGAAATTGACCTGTTCCGCATCATTCGCAACGCTGGGCGTTCGGACAAGGCAAAGGCGCAAGCGGTTGCCGCCGCCATCCGTGCAGGAGACGACAAATGACCCCCGCTGAAATCGCGGCACTTGTTTTTCTGGTGCTCGGTTATGTCTTCGTCGTCTATCCACTGGCTGAGCGGGTTCTTGCGTGGATGGAAAATGAGAAAAGGGGTGGTGACTAATGGGTAGCTACGCATACGACGCTTTGCGCTGGTGGGCGCGGCGTCCCATGTCCCAGACCCCAAACCGCCGGGGGCCAACCATCGTGACATGTAGAAACTGCGGCGCAGCGGACCTTCGCTGGGGGAAAATCGCAGGGGACCGCTGGGCTGTTCACGACAAGGGTGGTAGCCGCCACTACTGCCCAATCCCGCTTAAGAGGAAAACCGACAAATGACCCTCGATGAATATCAGACCAAAGCCGCCGAGACTGCTGTCTACCCGCGTAATGAGAGGTGGGGGCTGATTTACTCAGCGCTGGGGCTGGCCAGTGAAGCCGGTGAATACGCCGGCAAGGTGAAGAAGCTGGTGCGCGACCACGTGTGGAGCCGTGAAACCTCTATGAAAGAGCTCGGAGATGTGCTCTGGTATGTGGCCGCGTGCGCGCGGGATATGGGGTACACCTTGGAAGAAGTGGCGCAGGCCAACCTCGACAAGCTGGGTGACCGCAAGCAGCGCGGGGTGCTCGGGGGTAACGGGGATGAGCGGTAAGGAGCGGTCTATGTGCGTGGTACTCTACATGAGAGACGAAGGACGTCGCATCGAGACGCAGGGTGAGCTTGCCGACATCGTGGGTGAGGGCCGTATCGCACTACACCCTGATAGCCTGGAACCTGCCGATGACTGGCGAGGGGAGTGCCTTTGCCCCGTGGACATAGTCAAGACGATGCTGTCGAACGGTTACCGGGTCCGCAACGGTTGGGATACCGCTGGCTGCGACTGGGAAGCGGAACGGTTCAATGCTTCTGTTTAGCGTCTTCCTTGAGCGCGACACCGCCAGAGACGAGTTAGTTATTCGCAAGGTGTTACCCTATGACGCGGCTGATGCGTTCCACGCGGGTATCGTCGTGGTCCAAGCGCCGGACGAGTTGGGTGCTTACAGCATGGTGCTTAACGCTGATGAAGACGTCATCCGTCGTGCGGGTGCACCGCACCGAAAGGTTCTAATCAAGTGACCCTCCTCACTGTCGACTTCGAGACCTTCTATGACCGCGACTACTCCTTGTCGAAGATGACAACGGAGGAGTATGTCCGTGACCCGCGCTTTGAGGTTATCGGTGTAGCGGTAAAGGTCGATAATGGGCCGACCGAGTGGTTCTCTGGACCCAAAGCACAGGTGAAGCGGTGGCTGGCGCGGTTCCAGTGGGATAGCAGCATAGCCATAGCCCATAACGCCATGTTCGATATGGCCATCCTGAACTGGCACTTTGGTATCCGTCCGAAACGCATTGTGGATACACTGTCCATGGCAAGGGCTATCGACGGCCCCGATGCAGGCAACAGTCTTGCCAAGCTGGCCGCTCGTCACGGTCTGGGTGTGAAGGGTACCGAGGTGGTCAACGCGCTGGGTAAGCGCAGGTTGGATTTCACAAATCACGAACTGGACGCCTACGGGCGGTACTGCATCAACGATGTGGACCTTACCCACGCGCTTGCGATGCGGCAGCTGGACGGCTTCCCCAAGGAAGAGCTTAGTCTCATCGACTTGACCATCCGCATGTTCAGCGAGCCAGTTCTGGAACTGGATACGGGAATACTGACTACGCATCTCGCGGATGTGCAGCAGCAGAAGCGCGACCTGTTGAGTAAGGCGCTCATCGACAAGGACAACCTCATGTCCAACCCGAGGTTGGCGGAGACGCTGCGCCACTTGGGTGTCGAACCCCCCATGAAAATCAGCCCGACTACGGGTAAGGAGACATATGCTTTCGCCAAGAACGACGAAGCGTTCAAGGCGCTGTTGGAGCATGAGAACACCATCGTGCAGGCCATCGTGGCTGCGCGTCTTGGCGTGAAATCCACATTGGAAGAGTCGCGAACCGAACGGTTCATCGGTATCGCCCAGCGCGGACCCCTGCCGGTCCCATTGCGCTATTATGCCGCCCACACGGGCCGCTTCGGAGGAGATGATAAGGTCAACCTCCAGAACCTCCCCCGCAAATCCAAACTGAAGAAGGCGCTCAAGGCCCCCCGTGGCTTTGTCGTCATCGATTGTGATAGTTCTCAAATCGAGGCACGTACCCTCGCGTGGCTGGCCGGTCAGTGGGACTTGGTCGCTGCGTTCGACGCAGGCGAAGACGTCTACAAGATTATGGCTTCGTCGATATACGGAGTCCCTGTCGAGGAGGTAACCGACGCACAGCGCTTCGTGGGTAAGACGACCATCCTTGGTGCCGGCTACGGTATGGGCGCGGCCAAGTTCCAAGCCCAGCTCAAGACCTTCGGCGTCGAGCTGCCACTGATGGAATGTAAACGTATCATCGAGGTCTACCGTGATACCTATCCGTATATCCCGCGCCTGTGGCGTCAGTTGGGGGATGCTCTGGAAGCTCTCGTAACTGGTTACGCTACCACCGTGGGTGCGGACAACCAGATCGTTGTCGATGGGGGCCTTGTGCTGCCGAACGGTTTCCGTATCCGCTATCCAAACCTGCGGTTTGTCCTGAACGACAAGGGCAAGCAGGAGATGGTCTACGATACAAAGAAAGGTAGCGCCACCATCCCGACTCGTATATATGGGGGTAAGGCCGTGGAAAACCTGTGCCAAGCCCTCGCCCGCATCATTGTCGCCAACCAGATGCTGATGATCGCGCGCCGGTATAAGGTAGCAATGACCGTACATGATAGTGTTGTGCCTGTGGTGCCGGAAAGCGAAGTTGACGAAGCCCGGAGCTTCGTTGAAGCCTGTATGAGGACGCGCCCCAAGTGGGCGGTCAAACTTCCGTTGAACTGTGAGAGCAAAGTAGGAGCAAGCTATGGCGGATGAGATTCACCCACTCGTGACCCTGCTCGTTGAGCGGGCAAAGACCCACCCGGAAGAGTTTCTACCCCACACGGGGATAGAGGATACCCCACAACTGCCGTTATGGGATAGTAATAACCGTTGGCAGCGGGTGATCGACGTCATCCGGGACAATGGTACGGAGGAAGAGCAACGGCTCATCGACCGGACCATCGGGCGTATCCGTATGGACGCAGCCCACGAGTGGGCGCTCGACGAACTGATGAACGGCCCTGAGCGCCGCGCAGCCGAGCAGCGTCGCCGCGACGAAGAACGCGAGAAGTACGAGAGGCTGAAGCAGGCGATGGCCAAGCAGCATCTGCAGGGCCTATCGCAAGGGGTGGCGCAGGGGTACGCCCATACGGCGATGAATGTGCCACCGGGCGGTTATTTCGAGCTCGGAAATACCACCGAGACCGCACCTGAACCCCGCGATAGTATTTGGACAACGCTGCTCGGGAAAGCACGGTAACTGGTTACGCTATGCCTAGGGTTATCAAGAACGAACCTAAGCCCTTGGGCTGGTGGACGCAGGAACGCCGTGCACTCCTGTGGCAAATGTACGAAGATGGTATACCCTACCGGAGCATCGCCGAGCACTTCGAGTGCTCGGTGGCTTCCGTTCAAAGGCAGATATACAACCACAAGAAAGGGATGTGGAAATGAGCGACGCTATCGATGCCGTTTTGAACGAGCGTGGGGGCCGTTACGGTTCTTTCATGGGGCACGCGGACGTCACGCAGGCGTACAAGGTCTTGACTTCGGGCTTCCTCGAACAGCGCAAGAAGGTTTTGGCAGCAGACCAGCAGGAGGCGCTCGACATGATCTTTCACAAGATTGGGCGCATCGTGAACGGCGACCCTGATTACGCTGATAGCTGGGTCGATATCGCCGGTTACGCCAAGCTCGTGGCGGACCGGCTGCAAGGGGTGGTTCGATGAAGCGCCTCCACCCAAAGCTACTTGAGGCTCTCGACGAAACAGGTCTCCCATGGGATATCGAGGTAGGTAAGAAGCATAACAAGCTACGTGTGGACGGCCGACTGGCCGTCATCCTCAGCCGAGGCAAACCTGCGGAAGACGCTAACTTTAGGCTTATCCGTAACGATATAGCCAACATACGGCGGCTGGCGCGAGAGATTAAGGGGCAAAAATGACCACTGCGTGGAGCTACTCGTCCATCAAGACCTTCGACCAGTGTCCGAAGAAATACTACCACCTCAAGGTGGCCAAGGACGTGAAGGACGAGCCGGGTGAAGCCGCTGACTACGGTACCGCCGTGCACGCTGCGGCTGAGTATTTCATTAAGGACGGCACCCCCATCCCGGACAAGTTCAAGTTCATGCGCCCCATTCTGGAGCCACTGGCCCAGCGGCCGGGCGATAAATACACAGAACTCAAGCTGGGTGTGCGCGTGACCCCGGAGGCATACGAACCCTGTGGGTTCTTCGATAAGGGTGTCTGGTATCGGGGTATCGCGGACCTTCTGATTGTCGATGGACCGCGCGCATGGCTGCTGGACTATAAGACCGGTAAGAGCGCCAAGTATGCGGACATGAAGCAGCTCGACCTTATGGCCGGGGCGGTGTTTGTCCATTTCCCGGAGGTGCAGACCATCAAGTCTGGCTTGGCCTTCGTGGTCAGTAACGAGTTCCCCAACAAGACCCACGAACGGGGTAAGCTCACGGAGTATATGACGGTTTTCGAAGAGCAGCTCGACATGCTCGATGCAGCTATGGAGGCAGATACATGGAGCGCGAAGCCGTCGGGGTTGTGTCCTTGGTGCCCGGTGCAGACGTGCCCGAACTGGAAGCCGCGCCGCTGAAGCTGGTGCGCCTCAAAGAAGGGGAGTTGAACGAATACCACCAACGCCGTGCCGACAAGCATGGGTATATCTATTACGGTCTAAGGTGGTTCGGTGCCGACTACATGACCGGGCAGCGCGGGGCGTTGATAGAGGCCAAATCGCTGGCCACGGGGGCAGTCGTTACGCTATATAGTTTGTATGTAGAGGAACAGGCTGATGGCTAGGGATTACCGGTCGGAATACGCCAAATATCAGGGCACGCCGGAGCAGAAGAAAAAGCGTGCCCAGCGCAACGCCGCTCGTGCCAAGCTGATGAAAGCCGGCAAAGTGAGGAAGGGCGACGGTATGGACGTCGCTCACGTGAAGGCTTTCGACAAAGGTGGCTCCAACAGCGACGGTCTGCGGGTGGAGCCGAAGAGCAAAAACCGTTCGTTCAAACGTGATAGTAGCGGTAATCTGGTGAGTGAAACGAGCAAGCGCGAGCGCCGCAAGCGCTAATTGGGGATAAGCCTGTGCAGATTATCGAGGACAAGGCGCTGCTCGTCAGCGCCCCTGACCCGTCGGCCATTACCAGCCGTGTAACCAAGAGTGTCGAGACCGAATATGGCGTGCTGGTGAAGTGGGGCCAGAAGGAGGTTGAGCAGCTGACGGCCCTCGGGTTCCACGACGCCCCTTCCCCTATCCTGTCCAAATACAAGTGGACGGGCCGGTTCACCCCCTTCGACCATCAGAAGGAAACAGCCAGCTTCCTCGCTGCTAACAAGCGCGCTTTCTGCTTCAACGAGCAGGGTACAGGTAAGACCGCAAGCGTCATCTGGGCTGCGGACTATCTGATGAAGAAGAAGTTCGTGAAGCGCGTGCTGGTCATCTGCCCCCTCTCCATCATGCGGGCTTCGTGGCAACAGGACGTGTTCAAGTTCGCCATGCACCGCTCATGTGGTATCGCCCATGGGACAGCGAGTCAGCGCGCCAAGGTCATCGCTGCCGGCGCGGAGTTCGTCATCATCAACTTTGATGGTGTGGCCACGGTGCAGGATGAGATTATCGCAGGCGGGTTCGACCTGATCGTGGTTGACGAAGCCAACGCCTACAAGAACGCGCAGACCAACCGTTGGAAGGTGCTCGCATCTATCCTGAAACACACAAACCCCCGCCTGTGGATGATGACGGGTACGCCAGCGGCGCAGTCCCCGCTGGATGCTTATGGTCTTGCCAAGATGATTGGCGCACCGAACTGCCCTCGTTTCTACGGCGCGTTCCGTGATATGGTCATGATGTCGGTGACCAAGTTCAAGTGGGTACCCAAACCCCACGCGCAGGACGTGGTGCACGCGATGCTCCAGCCGGCCATCAGGTTCGAGAAGAAGGAATGTCTGGACCTGCCCCCGGTGGTCCACGTCCAGCGCGAAGTACCGCTCACCCCCCAGCAGCGCAAGTATTACCTGCATCTCAAGAAGCAGCTCGTTATCGAGGCAGCGGGTGAACAGGTGAGCGCGGTCAACGCGGCGGCCAAAGTGGGCAAACTGCTACAAATCAGCGGGGGAGCGGTCTACACCGACGATGGCCAAGTACTGGAGTTCGACGTCACCAACCGCGTGAATGAGGTGCTCGGGGTCATCGAGGAAACCCAGAACAAGGTGCTGGTGTTCGTGCCGTTCACCCACACCATCGACCTCATCAAGAGTAAGCTCGAAGCGGAAGGCATCACCTGTGACGTAATTAATGGTAGTGTCCCGGTGAACCGGCGTAGCGATATCGTCCAGCGGTTCCAGACCAACCCGGACCCCAAAGTGTTGATTATCCAGCCGCAGGCCGCGAGCCATGGTCTTACTCTTACGGCCGCAGATACAATCATCTGGTATGCGCCTGTGACCTCCGTGGAGACTTACCTCCAAGCCAACGCGCGCATCGACCGTCCGGGGCAGAAGAACAACATGACCATCGTGCATATCGCAGGCAGCGAGGTCGAGCATAAGCTCTACGCCATGCTCCAGAGCAACATCGAGAACCACCAAAAAATCGTCGACCTCTATAAAGAAGAGCTTGACACTGTTTAGCGTAGGGGTTAGCTGGGTGACGGAGGAAAGGAGCAAGCATGAGCACCATCGACAATCTGGTGCGGGCATACCGCGCCATCAGGGAAGCCGTCGAGGCCAAGACCCAAGCCTACGAGGCGGAAATCAACGAGCTGAAATCCCAGCAGCAGGTCATCCACGACGAACTGTTGTCGTTCTGTAACGACCAGAACCTCGACAGTATCAAGACGAAATATGGGACCGTATCGCGGCGTATCCAGACGCGGTATTGGACCAATGACTGGGAGTCCATGTACAACTTCGTCAAGGAGAACGATGCTTTCCAACTGCTTGAGCGTCGTATCAGTAACAACAACATGAAGCAGTTTCTGGATGAAAACCCCGACTTGATGCCCATGGGGCTTCAGGTCGATAACAAGTACATCGTGCAAGTTCGCAAACCGACCAAGAAGGGAGATTGATATGGACGTGGATGTGGGAAACAGCGCAACTTACGAGCCGGTGCCGGCCCCGTCGTTTGTTGTGTCTGAACGCGACCGGCGGGCTGACGCCGTGTGGCGCGCAGTGGACACGCTTCGGCTGGCTCCGGGCACCACCGCGCATATGCAACCGAATGAACTGGCGATCACAGTGGTCAAGCTGGCGAAGCGCTTCAACCGCTACCTCGAAGAGGGTAAGTAATCATGAGCAACATCACCATTTTCTCTGAAGCCGCAGGCGTCCCGACGGTTCGCCGGCAGTCCAAGCTGCTGGACAAGATGGGCACCAGCATGTCGCTGCGCCGCATCGCCACCAACACCAACGGCACCTTCAAGCGCATCGTGGGTGGGGAACAGGTCGGCAAGGCCGTCCCGCACGCGCTGGACGTCATCATCGTTGACCTCCTGCCGGAAGTGTCGCGGGAGTATTACGAAGGCGAATACGACCCGGAAGCCAAGGCCACGCTGCCTGACTGCTGGTCGAATGACGGCGTGAAGCCGGAAGCCAAGGCCAAGAACAAGCAGGCTGCATCCTGCGCCAAGTGCCCGATGAACGTCGATGGCTCTGGCAACAAGGGCCGTGGCCGTGCCTGCCGCTTCAAGCGGCGCGTGGCGGCTCTGGTGGCGGGTGACCCCTCGGGTGAAGTCTATCAGATGAGCTTCGCCGCCATGTCGCTGTTCGGTAAGGGTGTCGACAACGTGCATCCGTTCGAGAGCTACAAGAACTTCCTTAAGGCCAACGGTGAAGGTCTGGATACCGTCGTCACCCGTGTGATGTACGACCTCGAAGCCGACACCATGAAGCTGAAATTTCAGCCGGTGCGCCACCTGACGGAAGTCGAAGCCGACCTCGTGGAAGCTGCACAGGCCGACCCCGAAACCCAGAAGTACATCGCGCTCACTGTGGGTGAGATGGACGGAGCCAAGACCGAGCAGGCCGCCTCCAAGACGGTGACTGTGACGGCCAAGGCTACGCCGGCCCCTACCCCGAAGCCGAAGGCTGGTAACCCGTTCGACGATGAGGAAGACGGTGCGGGCGAAGAACCGCCGCCCCCGGCAGTGAAGCGCACCAACAAGCGCACCGCTGCAGAAGCGCCCGTTGAAGCGAATGAGAAGCTCTCGAAGGTCCTCTCTTCGTGGGTTGCGGATGACGAGGACGAGGAGTAATCGAGATGCGTGGTTACTCGCTCCGCATTGCTGACGCGGTGCGCGCGGGCGACGATGCGCTTCCTTGGATGAAGCTCGGTAAGCTTTGTGTCGACCGGAATATCCCGGTCGACACCGTGGCCAAGGAGCTGGGTGTGAGCCGTCCTGCGGTTTATGCTTGGTTCTTTGGCCACAGCACTCCTAGCCAGAAGTCCGTCGAGCGTATCCTCGCTTACATCGACAAGTTGGGTTGACCCCTGACCATTCTTGGGGTTGCGGGTACCTCCCCGCAACGGTGAGTCGTGTCTATGTCATTTGATCTGCTAGAGCACGTGCAGCCGGAGGAAGGGCTCTATGCTATTGTCGGCATCAAGGATGGTAAGGTAAAACAGAAGCTCGTCGATTCTCGCGAGGACGCCGATGCTCTTATCGGCATGTATGTGGCGCAGAAGCGCGATGTGTTTTTCGGGGTGGCCAAGTTCGAAGACCCCGAGGGGGGCCGACGGCACGAGAACGTTAAAGCCCTCAAGTCTTTCTGGCTCGATATCGACTGCGGGCCATCCAAGAGCTACCCCGACCAGCCGGCGGGTATGCGGGCGCTCCGCAAGTTCTGCACGCGCGCTGGTATGCCCACGCCAACCATCGTCAGTTCTGGGCGCGGCCTGCACGTCTACTGGGCACTGGAGGAAGCCTGCACCCGTGAAGTATGGGAGCCTGTTGCCCAGCGCTTGCGGGCCGTGTGCGAGACGCAGCAACTCTATGTCGACCCCGTGGTGTTCGAGGCAGCGCGCGTCCTGCGCGTGCCGGGTACCTTCAACTTCAAAGGCGATACTCCGGAACCGGTTACGGTACTGGTCGAGGGAGACACCTGCTCGTTGGAGGAGTTCTGCTCCATCCTCGGTGTGGCTGTCCCACAGAACCGTAGTATCTTCGACCCCGGCTACAAGTCCACTGCGGCGGAAGACGCTGCACTTAGCGGCGTAGGGTATAGCTTTCGTAAACTCTTGAAGCGGAGCGCGGAGGGAGACGGCTGCGCCCAAATCGCCCATTGGGTCGCGAACGCCGACACAGCTGGTTACAATGAGTGGTTCTATACCCTCTCGGTTGCGGCTATGTGCGAAGACGCAGACGTGGCTATCCACGTCGTGTCCGAGGGGCACGCGGATTACGACCCGGAGGTTGTGGAGCGGAAGGCCAAGAGTGTCCGCAAGGCAACGTCTTGCGCGCGCTTCGCCGGGCTTAATCCATCCCTGTGCGATGGTTGCCCCCACATGGGCAAAATCCGTGGCCCGCGCGAGCTGGGTGCCGTGGCAAAGGTATCCAAGAACGACTTCATCGCAGTGAACCCTTCGGGCGGGGGCGAGGACGCCAAACCTGTCATTTATGAACGCCCTAGCGTAAACTGGCCGTTCTATTGGGGGGACAACAACGCTCTGTGGTTCCACACGGACAAGGACGAAGAGACCCCGCCGTTCGAGATATACCCCCACCCCATCTACCCGTTCAGGCGCGTACACGACCACACGGAAGGTGATACCATCATGTTCCGTTTGCACCTTCCGAATGACCCGCTTCGCGAGTTCGGGGTGCACGCCAGCAAAATCTTGAAAAAAGACGAGCTGACCGCAGCGCTTTCCACATGGGGGGTCACGGCGCGCGGCAACAACTTCAACCTCATCGCGGAGGCCGTCGCCCAGATGGTCGAGAACCTCCAAGACACCAGAAAGGCAGAAATCATGAGGCAGCAGTTCGGATGGGTCGACAACATGGGTCGTTTCGTGTTGGGCGACCAAGAGATTACGGCGGATGGCAACATCTACTCTCCTCCCTCCAAGACCACGCAGAAACTGGCCCGGTTTATCGGCCCCAAGGGGTCGTTCGAGAAGTGGAAAGAGGTCTGGGCGCTCTATGGTCTCCCCGGTATGGAGCCACACGCTTTTGCTGCACTCAGCGCCTTCGGTGCGCCGCTGCTCAAGTTCTTCAACCAGACCGGCGCGGTCATCAACCTTTACAACCCCCGCTCCGGCACGGGTAAGACGACCATCCTCAACATGGTCAACAGCGTCTGGGGTCACCCCAAGGAGCTGCGGCTGAAACAGGACGACACTATGAACGGGCGACTGCTCTGGGTGGGTATCCTGAACAACCTCCCGGCAACCATGGACGAGCTGACCAACGCCACGCCTAAGGAATACTCTGATATCGTTTACGCTCTGTCCAACGGGAAGGGTAAGGAGCGTATGATGGCGGGCTCCAACGAGCTCCGCGAGAACAACACCACGTGGCAGACCATCACCGTCTCCACCGCCAACGCCTCCTTCGTCGAGAAGCTGTCCATCTTCAAGAACAACCCGGAAGGCGAGCTCATGCGCCTGTTCGAGTACCCCATTGAGTTGGTGCAGCTGCCGGAGGAATATGATGCGAAGCGCATGTTCGACGGGGTTCTGATGGACAACTACGGCCACGCCGGCCCCATCTACATCCGTTACGTGTTGAACAACCTTGAGACCATCCGGCAGCTCTGCGCCTTCACCCAAAGTAAGATCGACACCGAGCTGGGCCTGCTCCCGAAGGAGCGCTTCCGGTCGGCCACGATTGCTGCAAACATCGTCGGGGGTATCATTGCGCGCAAACTCAAACTCATCGACTGGACCATTGATGGGGTTTATGAGTGGGCCTGCTCACAGGTGGACCGTATGCGTATCGAGAGCGCGCCCATGTCCACCGACCCGGAAGAAATCGTCGGGGACTATATCAACCGCAATATGCAGAACATCCTCATCATCGACGAGGGCGATGCCCGGAGCAATGTGAAGCCACTGCCGAAGCGCGAACCCAAGGGCGAACTGCGTATCCGTATCGAACCCAATACGAAGACCATCTACATCGCGTCGAAGCCCTTCAAGGAGTTCTGTGTCGCCCACCAAGTCAACTACGCCGAGACGCTGCGCCGCCTGAAGGAACGGGGTAAGCTCATCAAGAACGACCTCCGCCGCCTGTCCAAAGGGTTGTCCGGGGTGGCGGGGGTGCCCGTTCAATGCGTCTGGTTGAAGCTTGACGACGACTTCATGGAGGCCAACGACCTCGTTGAGCCGGGTGATGAGGATTGAAGGGGTCTGCTATGAGGTAGACTGGAAGGAGTTCAAGCCGGGGACCTCTCTCACCTTCCCCTGCTTGGACCCCCAGAGGGCGCGTAGGGAGCTCAGGCAGGTAACGAAGCGCCTCGGTATCAAGGTCATCACCAAGGTCGTGATCGAGGATAAGATTATGGCTTTACGGGCATGGCGGATGTGATAAAACAGGTGTGAGGGTGTTTGCTCCTTTGGCCCTCTCCCCACGCGGTCGAGTCATCCCGCGAGCGCCCCCCGGTCCCCCAGCCGGGGGGCGCTTATTTTTCCAGCTCACGCTCGACGCGCGGCTGCAAGAACCGGGTCTTGCCCTCAGTGTCGAAGGGGATACCCTTAAGCTGCTTGCTCTTCTCCATCTCGAAGACCGTGTTCCGGGCCATCTCCGCCAAACTGGGGCCGCTGACAGGGTTGTCAGGGTGGGTCTGATTATATTCGTCCACGGCGGCAGTGGCTTCGTCGACTTCCGCCTGTGCGTCGTCGGTCATGCCGCTCTTGTAGTAGGCGCGCACCGCGCGTTTGAACTGGTCGGTGACCTTGACGCGCTCCGCTTCCCCCTTGGCAGTGATTTTCTTGGCTGCGTAGTTACGTTCAACGGCCACGTCGGCTTCGGTAGAGGCAAAACCCAACGACTGGAGAATAGCCTTACCTGAAGTCCAGAAGTCCTTGTTCATACCTACCAGCTCGTCTTGGTAGTTGAGCTGACCTTCTTCTGCGAAGCGCGCAGCCTTCAGGGGGTTGGAGATGAGCTTGGGCAGCTTCTCCAGAGCGCGTTCGGTGTAGCCGTTGGTCAAGTCGCGCCCCGCCTTGGCATAATCGAGGAACATGCTGCCGGATGCACCCAGCACGGTGTTGAACACGGTCTCCATCATCTGCCCTTCGAGAGTTTCCGCGCGGGGCGTCTCGGGCAGGAAGAAGAAAAAGTCGGTGGCCACCGAGTTGGCGAGGTCCACGTCGGACAGGGCCGAGAACGGCCCCTTCAACGCCGAAAGCTCGATTGCCTTGGCGGTCTCCTCATCAAGACCAAACATCGTAGCCGCAGTGCCGCCGGGACCGAGGAAGTTCGGCACCCACACGTTACGGAACCAGTAGTCGATATTGTACGTGGCCTTCAGTTCACCAGTCTCCGGGTCGACATAGCTCAGGCCGCCTTCTTCGTCCTCGTCGTCGAACAGCTCCGCCAACATATAACCGATGACCTTGGCCAGACCGTAGAACGGCAGACCTGTCAGACCGGCGTAGAGGCCGATGTTCATTATCGTGCCGGCAGCGATCTGGGCGGCGGCCTTGCGCTCGCCGGGCTGCAACGGACCTTTCTTGATAGCGGTGAACAGGTTGCGCGCCAGCAGCGACGACATCATGTAGGGGTAGGTGAAGAACTGCCCGGCCAGCTTACCGACACCTTCGGTGAAGGCACGGGGTTTGTTATAGGACGTGAAGTCGAACGTCGCTTCCAGTGTCAGCGTCCGCGCCGCCTCGATGGCGCTCTTTTTAGCGTCTTCGTGTGACTGCTTCTTACTGCGTGCGTCACGGTAAGCCAGCTCCAGTGCCGACATATAGGTCGCTTCACGGTTCACGCGCTCCATCTGGTGCATGAGGCCGCCCATGGCATCGAACACGAACTTGGCGGAGCGGATAGACGCGCGGTCAGCACGCCCCCGCTTCAGCGACTGCATGATAGTTTCTTGGTTCGGGTCGGCTGTGGCCACCCCCGCCGTGGTCTGGGCGAAGGTGTCGAGGAACAAGTTGGTGTCGCGTCCGGCTGCCCAGCCTTCAGCCAACACTTCGTAAAGCTCAGGGTCCGAGGTCCGCTTGAGCACCGTCACAGGGTTATCGAGCAGATTGGGCTGCTTCCAGTCGAACGCGAACTCGCCGTTGGTGCGCTTAGCGGCCTTCAGAGGGCTAACGACCAACCCACCCAGTGAAGAGAACGCATACTTGGACAGCATCGCGGCAGCCTTGGCCGTGCCGAACCGCTGTGCGAGCATCGGGAACGAGACGATATGCAGCTGAGTAAGCTGAATCAGCGCGCTCTTCGTGTTAGCCAAATACTGGTAGAAGGCCATCTTATTACCCAATTCGATAGCCTGCTTGAAGATGCTGTTGTCCTCGCGCTCCGGCAGCAGCTTGGCCCGCGCCTTGGTGTCGATTTCGTCGATGAAGGCCATGGCGGTATCCTTGTCGATGCCCTCCAGACCTTCCTTGGCGAGCTGCCGCGCGTTGGCGACGAGCTTCTGCAACTCGTGACCAAACTGCGCCCGCTTGGTGCTGTTGATCGAGAGCCGACGGAAGTTGGCGAAGTTCTTCAGGATGTCCGTGCTGTAGCCGGCACGCAGCTCGCGCTTCAGCAGGTGCTTGGACATATCGCTCACCACGCCGCTCTGGAGCCAGAGATCGAAGACCTGCTCGCGCAGCGCAGACGCATCCTTACCGGGGTTGTCGTTGAAGAGCTGCAAGACCTCTTGGAGAGGGTTGCTCTGGTTCTCGAACTCCACCCGCAGCTCGCTGACGTGACCCGTCTCGGTCACCTCCATACCCTTGTTACCCAGCTTCTTCGCGGCGACGTCCCGCTTGAGCTTCGAGGGGAACATCAGGAAGATGCTGTTCTGACCCTTACCCACGCGCAGGAAGTGGTCACCGTAGCGCATCAGCGGGAAGTAGATGACTTGGTCCATGGCGGGCTTGAACGCCGCACTCAGCTTGTCGAGCCGCCCCTGCTTCTCTTCTTCCCCGGAAGTGGCCTCAATACGGCTGCGGATAGCTTGGTAGTTGGCTTCCAAGTCGCGGCGGTGGGCGTCGCGCATAAGCGCGAAAACCTGCTTACCCTGCCCGGAACCATACTCGGATTTGTCGAGGTCGCGCCAGCCGAAGACGGTCTCACCCTCGACTTCACCCCCATTGTAGACAGCGGCAATGGCCTTAGAGCGCGTGGTTATCTGTGCCTGAATAGCGCCCCGCTTCTTCCTGTCGGTTTCGGTTTGCAGCTCGCGCCGCAGCTCCGCCAGCCGCTTGTCGACGCGGCTGATATACTCAGTGGCGTTGGGTGCCAGTGAGGGGTCGACCTGATACGCCACAGCCATGAACTGAAGGTCGGACAAGACGTCCGCTGCCTTCGGGAAGCGCTTGAGGAACTTCTCGACCGTCTTCAGCTCGTCCGAGAGGCGCACGAACTCCTTGGCTTCGTAACCAGTTACGCTATCGCGGATAAGTGTATCGAGGCTGTTCAGAGCCGGGACGCGCCCCTTGACCACCCGGAAGATATCGTCGGTGGACAGCAAGGGCAGCAGCACCTTCCACTTCGACGAGTTGAGGCTGTCGAGCGCAGCGCGCAGCACAGCGAGGTTGGCCTTATCCCCCCGCAGCAACTTGGCGAGGCTGATGCTCTCGGAAATCACCTCACGGGCTTCGCGCGTGCTGGCCACGCGCTTCTGCATCCGGTTCGCCTTGGTCTGGAGCAGGTTCGCCGCCTTACGCGCCTCTTCGAGCTGCTTCGGGGTCAGCTTGAAGGGCTTGGGCTTCTTACCACCGGGCTGCGAAGCAGGCCCACCCGTGGGAGGCGGAGGGGGCGGGGGAGGCGGAGCAGCAGGAGCAGCAGGAGCAGCAGGAGCAGCAGGAGCAGCGGGCGTCGCTTCGAGTAGAGGCAACGGAGTCGGGGCCTTCTTGGGCCGCCCGCGCTTCTTATTTTCCACTACGGGTGTAGCCGCAGCAGTTTCAACTGTTTCGTTCTGTGCGGGTTCGGGCGCAGCCAGCACCTTGATGATACTGTCGACCAGAGTGCTGTCGGACTCACTAACAGGAATTTTCGCGAGCGGCTGAAGCCGACCGGTGTCGGTGACGCCTACCTCTACCAACCCGATGGGGAGCCGCTCGAACTTCGCCGCCGCAGGGGCACCTTTAGTGGCTTTACGGGTGATACTCTCAACTTCGGGGCCGTTGAACGCCACGCCCGCACCGGACAGGTCAAGCTTAAATGCGTGGATGGTTTTGGACCCACGTCCGTATTTTTCCGCGTATGTGCGCGCGCCCTTAACGGCTTTCGCCAGTGCTTCCGGGTCGCTACCATCAACTACATAGCCGTAGAGTCCCCTGCCCAGCGGGCGGATACCACCGGGTTCGCCCGAACCAAACTTGGATGGGTCAATTACCTCAAAGTCGGACCCGCCGTGGACTACAATAACCGTCCTGTCCTCCACCGGGGTCTCAGTCGTGGCGGGTTCAGGTGCAGCCGGCGTCCCCGCTGCGCGCTCAGGAATAGCGAAACCATTATCGCGCAGGATAGCGTCTACGACAGCAGCAGGGTCGACCTCTTCGCCACGCGCAACTTTCGGCGCAATCTGGTTGACCATCTGGGTCTTGAGGGTGCCCAGCTTCTTGGACGTCATCCCCACCGGATATTTCACACCCTTGATGGAGTCTTCGGCCAACAGGTCGACGATAGGGCGCACAGCATCCTTGCGCTCCTTCATGGTCTTCGCGTTGCGGGCGTCCGCCAGAAGGTCTACTTCGTCCTCAACTGCCGGGGCGGCTTCTTCTCCCCTTTCACCCGCAACGGGTCCTTCGCCTTCGGTTTCAGGCGAAGCTGTTTCCTGCGCATCGCTTTGCTCTCCGGTTTCCGAGGGGGCGGTGGCTTCATTATCTCCGAACCGCTTGGCCAGTTGGTTGTTGATGAGAGTGTCGAGCTGAGTCTTGACTTCGGCCGGCGTAAACTTCCCAGACGCCATGGCCTTGGTGGCGTTGGCAGCAAGGGGCGCGGTAATGAAGCCATCAGTAACCGCTTGCTCGATTTCCGCCGTGACAGACTCAATGGTGACGGGCGCAGCGGGCTCGACGGCCTTCTGTTCAGCGGCGACGGTGGGTATCACGGTGCGCGAACCGTCTTTACTCGGGGGGCTTACAATGCCTTCCTGCTCCATACGCTCGATAAGGCGGGATGCGGCGTTGTACTTAATCCCCAGCTTGCGCTGGATGAAGCTGGCGCTGGCTTTCTGGCTCTCGCGCACCGCATCTACAGCCGAGGTATAGATATCCGGCGTCAGTGCACCACGCTCTGCCGTTTCTGTTGGAGCAACTCCACTAACAGGTGCTCCAGTGCCAGCCACTCCGACGGGTTCAGTGGGCGCAGGTCCTTCGGCAACTTCTTCGGTGGGCGCGGGGCCGCCAGTATCTTGAACGCCAGCCCCAGCTGTTCCAGCGACATCCACGTCAGGTCCACTTGCTGCTCCTTCCACGGGAGCTGCTTGTGCTTTTTCGACATTGGCCCGCGCCTCCTCCGCAATCTCGATTGCCCGCGCCTTGGTCTTGGCGAACGCCTGTCCCGGCTTGAGCTTGGGGTCAGCCTGCATCTCCTGCTGGACAGCAGCGGTAAACAGCCGATCAAATTCAGCTACAACTGCGGTAGTATCCTCAGCAGGTGCAGGTGATTCCGAAGACTTGGGAGTAGCTTCTTTGGTGAAAGCGGCCTGCGCGCCGCCGGAGACACCGCCGATACCACCACCGAGAACAGCCGCGCCAAACGCGGCCTGCTTATATTCCTCCAGTGCGTCGTCGCTACCCAGTTCGAGCCCAGCCTGCCAGCGCTCCAGTGCCTGCTGAGCAACTTCCTGCGGGACTTCGAAAGCCACGCCTTGAGCCACACCGCGTGCAATACCACCCTTGATGGTGAGCTGCTTCTTAGCTGCGGCTTCGACAATAGCTTCAGCCGCTTCGCCAGCAGCTTTCGCGCCCCCAGCACCAAGGAGTGGACGCATGAAGGGGAACGCAGCAGCGAGCGGACGAAACACTGGAAGGAAGGCACCAGCCACGTCGAGCCCCGCCTGCCCAGTAGCCGCGAGGGCGGCTTTACCAACATCGGCCCCTTGCGGAGCCTCCCCCCGTGCAATGCGTGCTTCGTCTTCCTGCGCCTGCCGCTTCAGGTTGGTCGTGCCGTATTGGCCAAGGAGGGTGGCAAGACCGGCACCAGCACCGACCAAGGGGCCGCCAGCGAGAGTACCTGCGGCACCCGCTGCAAGTGGCGCACCCATGAACCCGAGAGACTCGCCGGCCAGCTCCTTCAGGGCTTCCCAGTTTTCCCCAAGAGACTTGTCCATGCCGAACTCGCCGGCACCTTCTTCCTTCTTGGCGAGCTCCTTACGGGCTTCTTCGTCCCCGGTAGCAAACCCGAACGCTTCCGGTAGGTCGCCAAGAGTCGTCAACCCGCGTCCAAGCGCACCGAAGAAACCGGGGCCTTCCTTAGGTTTTTCAGCAGTTTTCAGGGTTTCCTGTTCATGGGCCATGTTCGCCCATTGCCAAGCCGTGTTTTCGTCGGGGGCGACGACTTCGTATTCAGCGCCCCCGATTTTGACCCTGTACTTGGCATCAGCCATTAACCAACCCTCTTAACCGCCCCCGGCGGAGGAGAACCGTACCCACCTACACCAGTAGAAGCAGGTGCACCAGAGGGGGATGCGCCCAGATACGACTGATAGTAGAAGTTGAACCGCTTCAGGAACTCTTGGTCATACGCCGCTTTGGCAGCAGGGTCTTTCGGGGCCATGCCGAAATTAACCTTCGCCATGTCTGCGGCTGCGGCCTTCATGGCTTCGTTGCGCGCCTGCTTGTCGAGCGCAGCTTCCTGCCTCTTAGCCTGTGCTTCGAACGAATTGGCAGTAATGCGAGCGGAACCCATCTGGGCCGCAGCACCAGTATCCGCAACGTAACGGCGGGTTTTGTCTTCCATCTTGGCAAGCTCAGACTGCTGCGCCATCTCTTTGGCCTTCTGCTGGAGCTCAGCAAACGTCTTGGTGCCGCTGAGCGCCTCTCTGGCCAGCTCCATGGCTTCCTTGTTGTCGAGACCTTCCATCTGCGCCATCTGCATGACCGCATCGCGGACTTCAGCCCGGCGTTCCTTGGATGCTTCCTGAATACCCGGAAGCGCAGCCTCGATACCCGCACCGAGAGCCTGAAACAGCGACCCCGGAGTCTGTGCCATCTTGGCACCGATCTGCCCGAGCGCCATCCACTTGTCTTCGCTCAAACGCTTCTTCTGCTGCTCAGGGTCGAGCATACCCTCGAAGAGACCGCGTGCACGGTCACGAGCCTCCGTCTTGGGTTGGTAGAGCTGCCGCAGTTTCTCGCGCTCGCGCACCGGGTCCTTGTAAAACCCGCCCAACTCGTCTTCTTCAGCTTCGCCCCCTTGGGCGAAAGCCACGATACCGCCACCAGCGTAATCAGCCGGTTCGTCAAACATGCTCTCCGGCAAGGGGAGTGCCGTGAGACCCCCACCCGCCATACCCATCGGAGGGGTTTCCTGCGGCATCGGTATCTGAGGTTGACCCAGACCCTGCGGCATCTGCATCTGGGGTTGGCCCATCGGGGGCGACGTCATCTGCGGCGGAGCGAACACCTGTTGAGCCACAGTCTGCTGGGGGGCTCCTTCCTGCTGGGCCGCCCCACGCATACGGTCGATGAACATACCAGCAAGTGTGCCCGCAGTAGGGTCGAGGAGGCCCATCTGCATGGCTTGAGCAATGCGCTGCTTGTTACCGCCATAATCCTTGGCGATCTGCTCAGGTGACTGGATGCTGAACGGCTTCGTTTCCATGCTTAGCCACCCATGAAGGTCTTGTAGATGCTCGCCGCACCGAGCCCGGTACCCAACAGCTGCTGCCCGAGACCCGGAGCCGGGGCATAAGTCGTCGAGGTCGAGTTCGGAGTGACCGGTACGCCGCGCAGCAAGCTGCTATACTGCTGGAGCATCTCCAGCGGGTAATCACGCTGCCGGAGAAAGTCCTGATAGGCGGTGTCGAGATACTGCTGGTTGAGCGCCTGCTCCTGAGCAGCCTGCTGCGTCTGGAAGCCGAGACGAGACAGGTCCGCCTGAGACCGCGCGGAGCCGAGGTTGGCCAGCGTTTGAGCGAGTCCGCCGGCCTGACCATAACCAGCCAGACGCTGTTGCGCGCCGAACTGGCGCGACTGTTCACCAAGCCGCTGCGCTTCGAGCCCCGTCTGCTGGTTGGCCAGTGCGGCGCGCAGACCAGTGTCGGCCCCGAGCTGTTGCACGCCGAGCGCTGCTTGGAGGTTCTGACCACCTACGTTGATACCAGCAGTGCGGTCGCGCTCGAACTGCTGTTGGGCGTTCTCGAAGGCACTCTGGAGACCACGGGTCTGGATATCACCGAGCTGCCGCCCAAGGTTCCGCTCGCGCTGCATCGCAGCGAGCAGCTGCCGACTGCCCCCATAGGTGCCCTGCCGGGCCGCACCGAGGTCCTGAACGAGCTGCCCCTGCCTAGCGTCATTGATAGCTTCGCGCTTCTCAACGTCGAGCACGTTCTGCATATACGGCGACATATACTGCTGCGCCGTCTCGGTATTGAACAGGCCCGGACCCTGCATTTGGAAGTAGTTGAGCCCCGGAGCACCCACGCGCTGCGCGCGGAAATTGGCGGGGTTGTAGTCACCTGCAGCCATCGACCCCATGGCGCTCTGCGCAGCGATGTTGGAGCCAAAACCAAACTCCCCCGGCGTCTGCATACCGAGGGCTTCCTGCTGCACGCCACGCTGACCCTGAGTGAAGTCCGCGATGCGCTGACCGCTAAACGGCACGTAATCCCGACTCAGAAGGCCCTGAGCGCCACCCATCAGCCCTTCGAAATAGGGGCGTGCGTATTCGGGGAGATTGGAAGTCTCCGACTTGACGTATTGCGTCTGCGCGCCGCCGCCCTTAGCCATTACTACCTCCAAGCCCGGAGCTACCCACGGGGAGCTCGAACACCTGCCACAGCGGACGATACCCGTCGTCCTTGAACGCCTTGGCCAGACCCAGACGACCAGATGCTTCGATCACATCACACCGGTTGTCATACGCCCAGCACTGGAGCATCTTGAGCATCTCGTCCTTCCAGCTGAACCCATCGTCACCAGCCAGAAACACCATATCAAGACACTTCTTGCGCGGGTATACCCAAAAACGAGTTACGGTGATACCCATAAGCTCATTACCCTTGGCGGCTACCCATAGATGCAGCTCTCCGCTGAGCAGAGCATCCATGATGTCCTCGGGTTCATACCGCCCGAACGTGTATTCCGCCGCCTTCGACAGGAAGGGGAACAGCTTAGACCAAAGGGCCTCAACCATGTTCGGGGGGACAAGACTAACCTTAATCATGCCAGCCCCCTACGCAGCTGGGTGTCCTTACCCCGCGCCGCCTGCTTGCGAGCCTTGTGGGCGCGCTCCATGAGGGCGTAGAGCTTCTGGGCACCTTTCTTCTCGCTGCCACCACCGATACGACGAACAGCTTCCGGGGAGAACACCACTTCGTCACGGGCCACGCGGGCGGGCTGCTTACCTTCGATCTTCGCCGGGATAGAATCGCTGACGCCATCTCCCGGACCCTTGACGGGCTTGCCGCCCATACGGGCGAGCAGCTCCTGACCGGCTTCACTGCTACCGTTGCCCAACTCCGACACAGTGCGGGCGTCAATGACAAAGGAGCCGTCGCGCATGTTGACCTCGCCACCCTTGGCGAAAGTGCCCCAGATGGGGCGGCTAAACGGGCTGCCCTCTTCGCGCCCTTTGCGGCGGAGCATATCCATAGCGTATTCGCTGGAGAGACCCATGCGTGGGGCCGGCGACGTGGGTCCGGGGCCGAAGCCCCCAACCGGGTTGCCAGAAGCGTCAATGAGGCGCGGCTGCTGCGGCGCGAAATAGAGTTTCTCGGAAGAGTCACGAGTCTCAATCGGCGACGGCCCCGGACTAAGGACCTGCCGGGGTTCGAAGCGATAAGGGCCGTTGTACGTGCTCTTTTCCTCTTCCGGCATACGCACGTCGGGGGTGAAGGCGTTGTTAACCGTGTTGAGCAACCCCGCGCCCGCAACATAGGGGGCTGCCTTGGCCGCGATACCACTACCGAGCCCTGCACTAGCCTGCTCTCCAAACCGTTGGAGAACACCAGAAAGTCCCGCTTTCGCCCCTCCGGCAGCTGCGGGTGCGGCAAACGTGGGTAGAGTAGTGGCGGGGACAAGCAACTGGCCCGACAGCGCCGCCGGGGCGGCATTACCTACGGCGCTCGAAAGCGCTCCGGCCGGGATAGCACTTGCACCCCCAAGCCCAGCAGCGCCGGCACCAGCAGCACCAACCCCCGCACCAGTGGCACCCGCACCCACACCAGTAGCGGCACCAGTAGCGGCACCAGTAGCAGCACCAGTAGCGGCGCTGGAAGCTGCCCCAGCACCAGCGGCACCAGCGGCAGCGGGGGCGGCTAGAGCACCAGCGAGCGACGCGCCACCAAACGCTCCAAGCCCCGCCACGAGCCCCTTGGTGATATCCCCAGTGATAGCAGTGCTGCCCGCACCGACGATACCCGCTGCCGCTAGAGGGCCGACACCGGGGATAAACGACAGACCGACGCCGAGGAGCGCGGGCAGAATGTCCTCGAGGAACCCCGCCTCGGGGAGACCCGTCTGGGGGTTAGTCGATAGCGACCCACCAGCGGCACGAGCCAGCCCCTGCAAACTCTGCACTTCGCCCGGCGTCATGTGGACAAGCATGGAGTCATTGCCTCGACCCATGCTCTGGAGCTGCTGCGCCATGGGGTTGCTCAGTGCGGAAAGCCCGCGCTGCTCCGGCATACCCCCGGTTTTGCCCAAGACCTGCGAACCCAACACGGGAGGGTTGCCTACTGCCCCACTACCGGAGTTGTTGGTTTGGAACGGGGGAGGGGCAGAGGAGACGTTCATATTGGGTTTCCCGTATTGCTTACGCGCTTATAGCTCCAACCTGTCGAAAACTAAATAGTAGCACTCACGAACCGTGCCTGTACCAGTGCCGAAGGGGTAGCGGGTATCGCGGGGGTCACCCCCGCCGAGTAAGCAACCGCAGGGAGGTGCTCCAGCGTTACACTCAGATTCGACACCCACCACATGATTTCCACATAGGCATTCGCTTCGTTTACGACTACCATAGACGATGTAGTGGCAACCAGATAGGACGGGTCCGTAGACGCCTTGCGCGCCGGAATCGTGAACTTGCTGTTGGAGTTAGCGATATCCGCCCCGCCGCCGCTGTCGGTGTATTTGAACCAGATGTCGATGTCCTGAGAATCGTTGGTCGTGTTTTTGAACGACAGGCTGTAGGTGACGAGATAAGTCCCCGGCACGGAAAACGTGATGCGGGTGTCGTTTGCGCCGGTTATGCTAATACCGTCGACGAAACTGGTGACCTCCAACTCAAGCGCATTGGCTACGTCGATAGCCGGGGCAGTCTGGTCGACCATGCTGTAGAACTGGTTGTAAGGTACGCGGACGTCGGTGCCGTCTCCGTGGAGGAAGCCCCCGTAGAAATGGTCTGCTGTGTAACTCTCCGCGTAGTTCGGTGTAGCGGAGTCCAGCTGGGAGAAGTAAATCTCCAACGCACGCAGTAGCTGCCGAGCGTACTGGGCGTCCCACTGGGCGGGCGGCGCGGGGAGCGTCGGAGCTTTGAACTTGGACAGCGCCATTATGCCCGCCTTCCATCCGCACGAGCGTCAAGACGAGGGGCACCCAGCTGCCACTGCACACCGGAGTTCTCGGACATGACCTTAAGCGCCATCTGCCGGGCGCGAGCACGGATGAACACCTGCGGAGTAAACTGCCCGATAGTAGTCTCGACAACCCGCTGGGTGTCGCTGGAGTCAGTATAGACAGCGGTACCGGGGAAATTACGCGGGGTTATCCGGAACGTAACCTCCGGAGACGTGGCAGTGGACCCGTTGAAAGTGATATCGGGAACAAGCCGCCGGATGAGCATGAACTGGTCGCCGTCTTCCAAGTCAAAGTCCGAAGACTCGATAAAGGAGCTCATCGGAGCGCCATCGGCGTCTATACCACGTTCGTGGTCATACATGTACCCGTTACCAACCGTCACCGTCGTGCCGCTTACCGACACCGGAGAGTTAGCGGCCATAGGATACTCCCTCAGCGGGGAATCCAGCCAAGCGGTGCGGTCGAGCGAGCCATAATACCACACCCGCTCCAGATGGTTGTAGACGACATAAGCGTTATTATAGAAGCTGTTAGCAGTCGGATAGAACCACCAGATTTCGTTCCACTCCTCATTGGTGCTACAGATAATCTGGTCCGCTTGGGTGAAGTTGATGTTCTTGAATACATGGTTCCGTAGGCTGCATGGAACGGTCTCCACGCGGCCGGTGTAGGCATAGAACTTATCCCTGCCCATCCAGTAGGTGACATTGGACGCGGTAGCCACGGCGCGGGGTGATGCTATCGACACGTTGTCCGCGTATTCTTGGAGCGCGAACACATCTGTCGTCCCGAGGAACTGGAGTGTATAGAGCGCGGCATCAGTCCACACGAGGATTTCCTGCCGTGTGGGGAGCGCGCGGACAATCTTGGAGCCACGGGAGACCCGGATATCCCCAGCGGAGTTAGTGGTTGTCGGTGTCCAGTCACCGGGGGTATCTTGGTCCGCCCAGCGGATGAGCATAGGGTCAAAATCGGCCGGATTGGTCGACCCGAACGGAACTGCTCCAAACGCGATAAGGTGCCGGTCCTGCTGAGACACAAGCAGCTGCATGACCTTGGCCGGCACCGCATTGGCGTCAAACCCTTCTGCGGTCGCGTAGCTCGCCAGAGTGATCGCACGAGTAGCCAGTGCTGAAGTCGGGTTAGCGTTTGTCCCCCGCGCCCACCAATAGGCAGCCCCATCCCGGATATTCATGACAAGGTCATTGTCAAAGTTGTCGAACCACCAGTCGCGCTGCGGCAGGTTTATACCCCCAGTGGTGGACCCAAGACCCCAAGTGTCCCGGCCCCACGTACCAACACCCCAGCCGGTGCCTTTGATGGTGACAGCGTTACCGGGCGCAATTTCGAACTGAATGACGACTGCGGTGCCACCTGCATTGGACACAGTCGATGTAGCCGCAGTGGTGACGACAAACGAGAACGAGTCAGCGTCGATGACCGTGATTTTGTGGTTGGTATTGATTTGCGCAATCGGAATACCGCCGATACTGGCACCCGTCGCACCACTGATTTGGGCGTAGCTCCCAGTGACGGCTCCGTGAGGGGCACCAAGGTTGACGACCACAGTCGTCGAGCCGTTGGTCGTGTTGATGCTGTTGTCGGTATCCGGGCTGTTCATGGTCGCCCGCAACGGGGTTACGTTGAATAAATTACCCCCGTTCTCGATATACAGCTTCTCGTTGGTTCCAAGGGACACGAAATTGTCGCCAAAGGTAGTCGCCCAGTTATACATCTGGCGGCAGACCCCGATGAACGCAGAAGGGGTTGTTTTCTGCCAACCACCAATTTTTTCGGGGTAACCAGAACGAAACCGAATTTTGTCGCACGCATACCAGCCGCCCTCGTTCGAGTAATCGGTCTGGTCGCGGTTAACGCCCGGTTTGAACTGGAGCTTGATGAAGGCCATCAGGTACGCTCATACTCATAGTAGGAAGTCGTGGTGGTGAACACATTCGAAGCAGCATCAGTTACTTGGCACTGGAGGTTGCCATAGATAACCCCCAGTACCGCGCCGGTCACTTGCGGGGTGACTGTCTGGGTTGTGTTGGACCCGTTGAACGTCATCGTCCCGGTGCCGGTAACGCCTGTCCACGACCAAAAATAGGAATAGGGGGCGACGCCGCCGGAGGGCGTGCATGTGTTGGTGTTGAAGTTGAAAGTCGAGGTGCCGCCCGCAGCAACTTGACCCGCTCCGATTGTGGCCGAAAGCGCGGGGGCTGACGCTGCCGCCGACGCAGCATAGATACCCGTCACGAGATGTCTCCGGTGATGGTGTACTCCGTACTGCTGATGGGCCGAATCCACGCATAACCGTAAGGTAAAAGAGTGCGGTTACCGATACTGGTCGTCCCGGTGCGGCGTAACGTCAGACCCGAGCCCTCCGTCAGAGTTATCGGCGAGCCACTGTTGTTATAGATTGCGTAAACCCCATCCACGGAGAGACCGGTGTTAATGGTCTGCCCGGAGGTAATGTGCCAGCACTGCCCGCGTGTCAGCCCACCTGCGGTCGGGAGGTCGCGGTAACCGACTTCGAGGGAGCCATAATTCAGCACGCCGCTACTAGTAAGCGTAACGCGCACAGAGCCGCCCGTGCTAAGGGTCATGGCAGCCGATGCGGCGTTGTCGGTCTGGATAGAAACTCCGCTCGTCCCCGCAGAGTTGAAAATCTGGAGCTGGCTGTTCCCGGAAACGCGCACGTTGCCGTTAACATCCAGTCGGGCTCCGGGTGACGAAGTGCCGATACCGATATCACCAGATGAGGTAATCCGCATACGCTCCGTCGGGGAGCCAATACCGCCCCCAGTCGCAAACTGGAGAGTATTAGCCGCCGTACTGTAGACCTGCGCGCCGCCGTTGTTGAACTCAAGAGTCGGATTACTGGCGGAAAAGCGGATATTGGTTGCTACAGATACTAAAGAGCCGTCATCAGAAATCGAAGACAGCTGGAGCGCGCCCGTACCGTTGCCTTTCAAAAGCGTGTTAGCTGTAAACGAAACTCCACCTGTGCCGCCGTCGGGGACAGTGATAGGTACATCAACCAGTGCAGCTGTACCCAAAGAGAGGGCGGCACGGAAATCGGAGTCATTCAGCGCCGAGACAGTATTATCCGCGTTGATGCGCACGAACCGTATGGCGGAAGGGTTAGCTAGAGTAAACAGATTGGAGCCAACCGTAGTAGCCCCAAGGCCAGTGCGCGCTGCACCTTGAGTGTTACCACCCGTACCCCCGGAGGCAACCGCCAACGGTGAACCGAAAGAAGCCGAAGCGAGATACGACACCGCGCTAACGACGTTCGTGCCATCAACGAACAGGAGAGCACTTTGCCCCGCAGGAACGGTAATCCCGGTGCCGGCAACAGTCTTAACTGTGATGCCGTCGGCGCACTCGTTGTGCACGAGGTAGAGCTTTTCAATGGCAGGGACATTCAGATTACGGGTTGAGCCGCCCGTGGTGCCGATACAGCGCAGGCGCATATTCCGCGCAGTCTGACTTGCATTGCTATCCGTCAAGGTAAGGGTGACGTTACCACTGGCGAATGTAACATCGGCGGAGCCGGCGATGGCTTCTTCGATTGCCGTGCCGAGGTTGGTATTGGTGATGGTGCCCCAAGTGGCGTCGTTCTCCCCGGTCGCCATCAATTCGATTTTGAGGTTGCTGTAGGTGCTGGGCATCGTAGTTCCTCGAAACTGCTACCTATATACCTACCACGGTACGGGTTACTTTGCGACCCCCTTCGGGCAATCGTTTTCGCACGCGCAAACCCACTTGGAGTTATGTGCCTCCACCTCTTTCACCGTCTCTGCGCTGTCTACGCGGGTGTCGTACCCTATAGGGCGCGCTATGAGGCAGTAATCACCCTTTATGCGCCCGGTCAAACCGGTTCCGCAGGCGCTCGTCGCGCACAGGGTCAGGAGTAACAACAGCTTCTTCGGCTTTGGCAGCATTCGCATCGAGTTGCTCCTGAACATCCTGCCGCACCCTGTCCTCCACCTTCTTCTCCCGCCATATGGTCAGGAGCTGCGAAAGCAGGGACAAGAGCGCGGCAAGAATCTTCACGCCATGGGCTTCTTGGAAGTGACCGACCACACCGCCACAGCGATAGTGGCAACTGCGCCAGCCAGTGCTTCAACGGACGAGGCATCGAGGTAGCCCTTTCCCGCGAGGAAACCGCCGAGGGCGGCGGCCAAGGTGCGGACGATACCGAAAATCTGGTCTTTGTTCATGCGTAACCTCCTTACGGATACTTCGCCCGAGGCAGTTCAAAGTGCGGGCCATCGGGGAAGCGCTTGTGCAGGTCCGCCACTGCGATTATCGGACCCAAATCACTCAGTAAGCCCCACGTGCCGCCCCAGCGGATGGGAGTACCAAGCTCGATTGAAGCCGTGCGAACAGCTTCGGCGATCTTGAGGTACAGCGGCCAGTCCCAGCGAACAGTACCGCCCACAAACGCGCCGAGGTCAACCGCGTGGCCCGTGAGGTGGCGGGAGTCCATAGTCCGGGACGCACCAGCTTTCACCAGTTGCCGCTGACGCGCTTCGGTACGCACCCCCTCGAGGACAGTGAAATCCACAGTGGTGCGGGAGATAGCCCGATGCACGACAGCCACTAGGTCAGGGTGCACACCAGTGAGACGGTCCATCGACCGCTTGCTGAGTTTGAACGCCATTACATGAGATTCCTGAGTTTGTAGATGGTGGTCAGATACACCTCCGTCACACCATCTACAAGGTTAGCCACAGCGCGATTGCCTTGGCAGATATCCTCGTGGTTCTTCTCGACCCATTCGGCGTCCTCTTCGAGGATGGCCAGAATGTCCTGCCCCTTGGTCTTCGGCGCTTTCACTTGCCCGATGAGCCCGAACGCGCCTTGATGCGCCTCCACGAGCTTATCGAGCGCATCAACCACTCCTTCGTAGAAGTCTCCCAACGCCATATGCCGCGCGTATGAACCCACGCCTGTCGCAGCCCAATGTTCAACGTGGGCCACGTTCCGGGCGTAGAACACACGGGCAACCAGTTCTTCAATCATCAATCAATCCTGACGATGGCAGTTGTGCTGGTAGGAAGCGGAAACTGCACGGTGAAGTTGTTGGAAGCAGCCGTCCGGTCAGCGCCAAAATCAAGGACACAGACAGCAGGGTTGGTGAGTGCCCCGCTTTCTCCGTTCGCGGAAGGCGTAGAGTTGTAGATGAGAGCACCACGCGCGGTGAGGTTTACGTTCGCAAACACCGCGTCTGCGAAATCTACATAGGCCACGCCGCCGGACACAAACGCCCCGAAAGAGGTCAGTGTTATACCACCAGCAGGGTAGTTGGTTCCGGAAGAAGACACTTCACCCGCCGTCGTATACGTAGTTGTATCCGCGCCGAGGTCGGCTACCGAAGTGTAGAGCGCCATCTTGAACACATCTCCGCCCGAGGCACGGAAATCATGAACGCCTAGAAACAGCTGCTGTTTGAAGCTGGAGCAGACCCCCTGAAGGATAGCCATTGGTTCACCTCACGGGATAACGGGGTTGCCCCGAACGGTAGGTATCGCTCCGGTTTTTACCCTCACCCAGCATCTTGAGCAGGGCGAGCGCTTCGTCGTAGCGGGCCTTATAGTTGGCGTTCACGTCCTCTTCGCCTTTCACATAGGTGTGGGCTTCGAGGAGCGAGCCATATAGCAGCACGGAGTCGAAATTGTCGCCTAACCACGAGGTGCCGGCGTCTACAATCGACGTGGGGTAGTAGAAATAAGTAAGGGCGAGGGTATAATTGCTGTCCGGGGTCGGCCCCAGCAGAAACTCGTCCTCGTCCTTGAAGGCGTAGTGTGTCGGAGTCCCTGTGGTCGCCGGGTTCGGGAAGGCCGCCCGGATGAAGTTCGGGTCCTTGTTGAGCAGGAACTCATAATCACCATTGGCCAGAACGACAGCCAACGAGAAGTTAGCAAGCCAGTCGGTGGGGGTGTTCACGATGGGGTTACCCGAGGTGCACGACAAACTTGCGGTCTTGCGGAGTTCCAGTAGCTGAACAGTGTTGTAGACGCGCTGCTCCGCCTGACGGATGAAGGTATCGATAATTTCCTTCGAGGTCAGGGTGACCGTCCCGGTGCCAGCCGGGTTGGTCCACGTACCACTGGGAAAGTCGTTTTCGACATATCCCTTGATGGTCTTGAAGAGCGTATCGTAGTCCATCAGCCCAGCTTGGTGCTGCTCTTGTTACCCTTCGTCGCCGCGCCCGTGCCGCGCGTCTTGACGGTCTGGGTGTTCTTGATGTTGTTCGGGTAACCGCAGCAGCTCGGGACCGCTACCGACTTGGGGGTGTGCTCAGCCATTCTTGTTGACCTTTCCCATGCCCTTGGTGACCGTGTGGACGGCCTTCTTCTGGTTGGCAATCTTAGCCAGATTGCGCCCCAGCGACTTCATTTGCGCGTTGGTCTTACCACCCTTGGCCATATCTAACTCCCGATAACGATTGTGACTACACCCGTATGCGCTGTGCATACTAGCGCATTTTCAAGACCAGATAAACCCAAAGGGTTTGAGAGCCCTACGGGGGCCCACCCCCACTGAATAACGCGACTACCTTCACCGAGGCTGCCAGACTGCCTGTAACTGGTGTCAGGGCGCGGGTCGCGGAGGGCTTGCGGGTCATCCACCGGGAAGGTGCCCAGCATCAACTGCGGATGGTCGGGGTTCCAGCACTCAGGGCAAGCCAGAGTGTTGATGTTCTTACCCTTCACGACAAGTTTGCGCAGCTGCACCAGCTTGTAGCGCTGACCGCACACATCGCATTCCGCGATAGCCTTCTTACCTGCGGCAAACCGGTTGGGCATAGGTCACCTGAAGAACTGGCGTGGGGCGAGACGCAGCGGGGCTTTTTCGCGGTCTTCATCCGCCGCAGCCTGCCAGAGCTCCTCGTACTGCGCCTTCAAAATGGGCATACGGTCGAGCGCGTCGGGTAACTTCATCGAGAGGTGGTAGGCGAGGCCCGCCACGAGGCAGGGGAGAAAGCGGAAAGGGATATCCGCTGTGGTCACGCCCGTGCCCGCATCTTGGATGCGCCGGAGCCGCCAGTAGGCGAAGGTGTAGAGGTTGTTCTGGTCCGGCACCGGCCACACCGTAATCTGTGGCGGGCGCACGCCCGTGGTAGGGTAATCAGCGCCAGACTGGCGATTAATCCACACCTGAATGGGACGACCCTGAGCGGTCTTGTTCGGGATAGTCGCGTAAGTATCCACGCTGATGCGGCTGATGGAGATGTCCAGCTGCCCCGCCGCGCCCGGCTGTGTCCGGATGACATGCTCGATGAGGTCAATGGTGTCGACGGGGAGGTCATATGTGGCCTGCCCCTCCACCATGGCGATGGTGCCCTGCTCGACTGTCCATAGGTTGATACCCCGGTTGGCCCATTCGATGGTCAGCAGGTTCAGACTACGCCGCGCCGTCTTGAAGTCGTAACCCGACCTCATCTCCACGCCGCACCGCTCGAACGCCTCTTCGAAGAGCTCGTTCATGTTCAGGTTAAACACGGAGGTGCCGGTGGTGGTCATCTGAATTTCGCCGTCTTTTTGGCGATACGCTTAGGTTGCGGGACGAACTGTTTCCCTTTGGCTGTGCCTTCGCGTTTCGCTTTGGTCGTAGCAGCATACTCCGAAGGAGACAGAGATTCACGCGCTTTCTTCGGCAGGTATCTTTCCCCGGTGGCCTTCGCCCCCTGCGTCGACGGTTTACCTGACCGAGTGCCCCAATCCTCCTTGGTCCACTTCGACAAGGATTTCTGGGTTTCGGTCTTGGGCCCGCTGTACCCGCCGCCGGACGCCTTGTAACGCTGCGTGGCCATCTGGGCCTTGCGCGCGGACCACTGACCCGGCTTACCGCCCTTGCCACCCGCTTTGACCGACGCGACAATCCGTTTCCATTTGCCTTCGTCGGTCCGAGCCATCTTACTTTTTCCTCATCTTGGCGAATGTCTGCGCCAGTCGTGCGCGCTGACCGAGTTTACCCGGAACCTTGGTAGCCTTCGCCAACGTCTTCGCCGGGATTTTCTTCTCACCCTTGACCCCGAGCTGGGTGCGCAAGGCACCGGGTTTCTTCACGGCGTCCTTAATCCAGTTGCCCTCAGAGTACACCCTTACATCTTGTGGCTTGTCCTTCCGCTTGATGGTTTTGGCAGTGGGCATCTTGGAGCTCTCCATGTCACCCATACCTCTACTAGGCCGCATCGGGTGTCTCCTCAATACTGGGGTGTCGTGGGCGCTACCGTCGGTGTGTTAAGCGTCCCGACGAGCGGGATATTCCCAGCTGTGCCGGTGTTGGTAATCGCCGAGCCCGCGCCGTTGTAATACCACTTCGGAGCGGTGCCGGTCGGAGTCTGGCCGTTACCGCCGAGGTTGACCGGAACGCCTGCGGAAGCAAACTTCGCGCGGTTGGTGGAGTCGGACAGGTCAAACCACGTCGGCAAATTGACCTCCATCCAGAACAGGCCGATGTCGCCCTGCCAAAGCTGCGCAGGCGAAGCGTTCCCACCGATAGCAAGGCGGGTAAGCGTCTGCCCAGACATATCCACGGTAGCGGCAAACGTGCCAGTGCGAACCTGCTGATTGTTGACGTAAATGGTCAGGTCGCTGTTACCCAGCGTCCCATCGGTCTTCCACGAAACCATGATATGATACCACTGGCCGGGGACAAACGCGCCGCCACCAGAAGTGGCAAAGAACGGGAATGTGTCGGTTGCAGTGCTGTTGTTCAGCCGCAGGTTGAAGCGCCCGGCTGAAGATGTCAGTAAGTTCACGGCAATCGTGGAGCCGTAACGCAGTTCGAACACGCAGCGGGCCGTTGCGTTCCATGCGGTGTCATCGAGGCGAACCCAGATACTGAACATGCCGGTCGAGCCAGCGGCCTGCGAAATACTGGTTGACAGGAAATATCCCGTATTGCCGCCAGCCGTGGTGCCGAAATTGGCAGCCGTGGGCGTAAACGCAGGTGGAGGAACCGGAACAAGGAAGTCCGATTGATACGGCCGCACGGCCACGCCGGGGAAGGGGTAGGTGGCAGACGTGTCACGCAAAGCCGGGATGGTTTCCAGCAGCATGTCCAGCTCAACGCCCATATCACGAGGCGTTTGCAACACGGCGCTGGCACCGCCCGCAAGATAACGAAGGCTGTCCCCGAAGGCAAAGGCCGTCGTCGGGGTAATACGTACTTTACCACGCTTCGGGGTGCCGCTGCCGGTGTCAGTGATCGTTACCGTGCCACGCGTGTTGGCGGGGTAGCTAACTTCGGCCGTGTTGAACACCGGGCGATAAACGCCCGCGCGACCAATCTCGAAGCCGATAACGTCTTGCCGATGCGGCACAGAACTGCTTACCGCGCTGCGGCTTTCCAGCACACGACGAGTGGTTAGGGTGCCGTTGTTCGGCAAGCGTACCAGTACGTCGCACCATGAACCGTCGGTGGCGGCTTCGAGGGACTCGATATAGGGCTCTTGGATGTTGGAGCCAGCCTCATTGGCAATGGCGACGAAGAACGGCCACATGAAGGCCACCTGCCCGTCTTGGGCAGCAGCACCAACAGCAACCGGGTTCGTCGTCGGGTGTGTCGGGCCGCCATCGGTGCCACCCGGCACATCGAAGCGCATGATGACAGCAGAGGGACCCGGAAGCACACCGACAGACTGGGCGATGGAATTGCTGGCCAAGTCCATAACAACCTGCCGCCGGGGTTCGCCCATGGCACTGCTGACGGCCGTGAAATTGGTTGCTTCGGCGGTCGGAGCCACAGGATAAGCGAAAATATCGCTCATCGGGGTCAAGATCGACCACTTCGTCGCGTCTCTGGTCAGCACACCCCGACCAGTTGTGTTGGAGGCTGCTTGGGCGTCCCAGATGCACCGGGATACAGTTCTGGAGGTGACGGCATTGACCGACGGGATGGTAAAGTTTGCACCCGCACCCGTGCTGCCAAAATAAATCGGCCAAAAAGCGTTGACGAAGTTTGCGGTGAAGGCGGAGTCGCTTCGATACCAGCACTCCAGCAGAATGTCAGGTGCCCTGCCAGCGCCCGCCGTGGTCGCGGTAATCATACCCGCAAAGTCGCTCCAGTAGCGACCGTCCGGGTCGGTGGTATCGTCTGCCAAGTCTGACCGACCCGTACCGGAAAACACCGCCGCGCCGATGTGGAACGTCTTGCCGGGGTGGACATAGCCCAAAGCACACGCCAAAGCCGCCATCGCCGGGTTGACCTGCCGGGCGTTGGCTGTGGTCTGGTTGACAACCGTCGTCACCAGTGGGCCCAAAGCCACGTCCTGCGTATACATCACCACATTGCCGTCGGGTACATTCACCGGCTGTGGGATAATGTTGTAGTTCGACTGCGGGTTGGTGATGTAGTACATCTCTGACTGGCCAGCCAGCAAGATGTTGAACACCGTCTGTGTGGATGCGCCCCCAGTTCCGGCCAGCAGGCCGGACGCCCCGGACCAGAGGCCAGAGGTAGACTTGTACAACCCCGTACCGAGTGCGAGGCCGGAAACGCCGTTGTACAGGCCCGAAGACATCAGGGGTGCAGACCCGTCTGGACCGCAGTCAGCTGAACACTACCGCTACCCGCAGTCTGGCGAACCCGCACCGCGACCGGGTTGTAGGCGTAGTTGCCCTGCCGGTTTACGGTTTGGGCGACCAAATTGGTGTCCGGATGGTCAAACCACGTCGGGGTGACACCCGCACGGAGCGGGTTGTCGGTGGTCTGCTGCACAGTATAGGTTGCGGTGCCAGTGACTACCACCTGCAAGGCGACACCCGCCTGACCATAATAGTCGAGAACGATGGGGTTGGAGTTCTTCGCCCCACCGCTAGCGTCGCTGACTGTTACCGTAGATGGACGCATTACGCACAGCCCTTCTTCATCTTGCCGCCCTTGGCCATCTTGACCATCTTACCCTTGGTCTTGCCCTTCTTGGCGATACCGTCAGCCTTCTTCATCACTCTTCTCCCTGCCAAGCAGCCGCTGCACGGTCTGCGTCTCATAAATCCGGATGCCCGTCCAGACGATAGTGAAAAGGGCTGCGATAGACGGAAGCATGTCCGCGAGAGTTCCTACGACTACGACCACGGACAATGCGTCGATTGCGTATGTAGGGCCGTCATTGTGCACAATCATGTCAGCACTTCCACGCCCGAAGGGACTTGTTGATACGGCTATTCGGGTCGTTCGCCGTCTTCTTACTCGTCAACTTCTTCTTCATACCCTTCATCCGGGCACAGAAGCTATCGCGACGAGGGCCACCTTCGGGTTGGGGAGCCTTGAGGCCCGGCTTCCCCGGATTGGCTTTGTTATAGGACGCACGACCCTTGGCGTTCAGACCGCCCTTGGGGTTCTTACCTTCCTTGCGCTGCCACGCCGGAGTCTTGGCCATCAGACATACCTTTTCTTGGCTTTGCCGCCCTTGGCGTAACCACGCATAATACGGGTAAAGATGTCAGGATTCTTCTCCCGCATCTTCGCCATATTCCGGGACTGCGTATTCATCTGACTCTGGATGGAGCCCACGCCACGATTGATAGCCTTACCAACGGTAGTTTTGGAGACCGGGTCAGAAGCCGCAGGCTTGTTCGGGCGGATACGCTTCCCGGTGACCGTAATCATCGGGTCTTCCTTTGGAGCCGTTTTGACAGCCGTTTTGGTAGCCGCAGTAGGCTTAGCAGCCGCAGGCTTAGCAGCCGCAGGCTTGGACGCCGCAGGCTTGGACGCCGCAGGCTTGGACGCCGCAGGCTTGGACGCCGCAGGCT